GAAGTATATACATGAACTATGTTACCCTAAAGTTGGCAATCCGATATGTGAGCCTATTGGCAAAAATGATGGCTATTACCGTCCCATTCAAGATGGCACACAACCGATTGACTTTACGAATATGACTGGGCGTAGGGATTCCCATATAGTATTGCCATTTGACCTGCGAAAATATGTATTCCTTTACCCAGGGACTACTACAATAGTGGCGGGTTCTAAGTCTAGTGGCAAGACAGGATTCTTATATAGGACGGTAGCCCTGAATCTCGGCAAAAGAAATATTAAGTTATTGAGCAACATGGAAGGTGGGCAAGAGCAGATGTATGACCGCTTCAAGGCAATGGGGATTGACTTAGCGAAGCAGCCTCGCTTTATCTATTTTGTTCAGAATAATTTTCACGACTATATTAAAGAGCCGGATACTCTATATGTTATTGATTATATAGATGCTCCTGATGGTGTAGATTTCTATGTGATAGGGGCAGCAGTAAAGAAGGTCAGTAACAAGCTAGTACCATTGAATAGTTCAGCAGTTATTGGCTTGCAGAAGCCTTATCATAGAGACATTGCAGTGGGGGGTGAAGGAACACTCAAAAACGCAGACCTTTACCTAGCAATGGATTCAAGTAAACTCAAAATCGTTGATGCTAAAGTCCCTGCTGATAAGAAAGTACACCCCAAGAATATGCAATGGACATTTCAATACGATGATGAGGGAACGAACTTTCTGAATATACAGCAATCTCAAGAGGATTTGTAACCCAGAGAGGGAACAAAGAAAGGAGGAATATGGAAGCTAAAGTAATTGTAATTCAGGTTGGTGGAGGTCAAATATGTCATACATTGGAAGATGCCTGTAATGCGTTCGATGAAATGATGAAGGCTTGGGAAGCACCACGAACCAAAATACACTTCACAATTCAAATGCCTAATGGCGAGGTTAAAACCATAACAATCAGGGATGAGGATGATAAAACTGTGGCATATGGTAGTTTTGAGGGATTGCCGAGCTTTTTAGATTATACAAAAGATACTATGGAGAAACAAGAACTCTCCAAGGAGGAATAGCATGAATACATGGGAAGATACTGTGATGACATTGGAGGAATACAACCAATTCACAAAGGATTGGTATGGGAAACGAGGCATTCCTGGGACATGGATGCAGGCTGACGCATTAGGCACGGAATATAAAGCAACTTTAGAACACCAGGCTGAAATCACCTATCACTCACGAGATAATGAAGTGGCTGAGGCTCGGAAGGCAGGGAGAGAAGATGTGGTGAAGTGGATAGAAGAACAGCGGCAGTATGAGTGTGATTATTGTGGTTCTGCCTTTGAGATAAGTAATGAGAAGTGGCAAGCCCAGCTCAAGGAATGGGGTATTAAGGAGGAGTAAAGATATGACATTAGAAGAAGCTATTAAAAGAAACAGGGTTATTAAGCAAAAACTCATTGCTAACACAAACCCTAAATTGACTGATATTGACTGGGTGGGGGCAATCCAGCTAGGCATTGAGGCGTTGGAAGCCTATCAGGAATTAAGGCAATGCACAGCCATAGATGTAGAGGATATAAAACCACTACCAAGCGAGACAGAGGAGTAAGGAGAAATGAAGAAGCCAGATGTATTGAGTGAATTTAAGATAAAGTTTCAAGGTAGAGAAGTAATTATACAAGAGGAGACAATCAGAACCACACCATTAATGCTGGCAGGAATGGTAGCCCAACTCGATGATACTTATGAGAAGATGTTAGCAGAACACCAGCAGGTAGTAAGGGAGATAAGGGGAACACTTGAGAAGTTTGACATTTCACCCTTAGTTGCAGAGATGATGACCATCCCTCGCAATGAATGGGTGAACTTCTGGGATAGATTTCTAAAGGACAAGAAAAGCAAGGGAATAGGCTAAGGTGATTTGGAGTTAGGAGATTAAGTTAATGAGTAAAGGAGGTGCAGTTGAGTAGTAATCAGGTTCAAGATTGGGTAAAGGTAAGTGACAGGCTACCAGAAGGGCAATGGAATATAAATCACCCTTGGCTATCAGAAGAGGTTTTAATAGCGAACTCATGCTCAATAAATATCGGGTTTTATAATAGAAGGGATGAAACTTGGTATGTCGGCGTTCCTGCTAAAGTGGAATGGGTAGGCAAGATTACTCACTGGATGCCACTACCCGTAAATCCACATGATTTAGAGCAGAAGGGAAGATGATAAAGAAGCCAAAGTATAAAAGCGTAAGGAAGCTCAAGAAGGAGTGCTGGGTTCTGTTCAGTAAATTGAGGCGCATGGAAGATTGCCAGCGCACTACTGGGACATTGGATTACGGGAACTGCATTACTTGTTCAAAGCTAGTTAGACGAACCGAAGCTGATGCAGGACACTTTATTAAACGGAACTTTGCAGCCACCTTCTTTGATCCCCGGAATGTACACTTGCAATGCAAGCGGTGTAATAAATATGGCGATGGCGAAACCTTGAAATATCGGCGGGCAATTATCGCTCTCTACGGCGAAGGTGTTGACGTTGAACTAGAAGATAAAGCCACAGAAGAAAAGCACTTTACCGTGCCGGAGCTGGAAGAATTAAAAGCAAATCTCAAAGTTAAGATAAAAGAACTTGAACAGGAGGGATGATATGAGAGAGAAGATAGCACAAGGTCTTTTAATTATGTATGGAGCAGGCTTGAATGATGGGCAATGTGGAGTAGAACACCCCAGTATTGTTCTAACAGACCAGCTTGACAAACTCATTAAGGAACTATGCGAGGAGATAGAGAAGGTGGAGAATCCCTTTGATGGCAAACTAACTCTTGACCCTGAATATGGAGCATTTGAACAGTGCCGTAAACAGATTCTCGCCCTGTTTCATAAATAGGAGGTAACATGGAGAAAGAGAAGCCACCCGTATTGAGTGATGAACAGTTAGAGCAATTATTGGAGATAGATTTTGCGACAGCTTATAGCGGGCATATTGCTGAATATAGATTAACAGCCGAAGCCCAGCGAGATGCCGATGTAGAATGGTATGACAAACACATAATTGTCGTTGAAACACCTGGGCAGAAACAAGACATTATGCTTATGATGGGTAATGTCTTTGAGGAGCTAATCCAGCAAGCCCGCCAAGAGGTAGCGAGGGAGATATTTGGAGAGATTGAGAATAACTATTCAACAGCCATGCCTATCGGTAGTTTTATAATAAGTGAATCAGAGTTGCAATCCCTCAAAGACAAGTTTCTAAAATGAGTGACGGTATAAAGCTGATAGAAAAGGTAAAACAAACCTTGAATCTTCAAGAGGCAAAGGCTATTATGCTAATGCGTGAAGTGCCTTATGGGACGATTGAAATTATTATGGAGAACGGAAAGGTAGTGCATAAGAGAAGGATAGAGAGCGTTAAGGATTAACTAAGCCTTATCGAACAAGTCGGGGGGCGAGTATCGGGAAACCGTGCTCGTCTTTTTTATTATGAACTTTATAGATAGCTTAAACGAACAAAGCAGGAAACGGTGGCCTCGAATTTATAAGAGGTTCAAACGCAAGGACTGGATACCGCCTAAGAAGGATAGTATTCAGTGTGAAACGAAGATAGAAGATGTTGAGGAGATAGACAAACTTATGAGACAGAAGCCCAATCCTACGGAGAGGAAATGACACCTTATTATCAAGACAAGTGGGTAACAATCTATCATGGGGATTGCAGGGAGATACTTCCTACTTTACCCGATAAGAGTGTGGATTTAATGCTGACTTCACCTCCTTACAATATCGGGCTTGACTATGGGGATACCTTTGAGGACCGCCTTTCAGATGAGGAATGGCATAGTTTCTCAAGGGAATGGGGGAAGCTTGCCTTTGAAGTGGCAGCCAATTCCTGTCGGCTTTATGTGGCGGTATCAGAACGAATGCTTTGGTGGTTCAAGCCGATGCTAGAAGATATAGGGTGGACATATTCACAACTTTTTGTCTGGTGCAAGACTAACTTCGTTGCAGGCACTCGGCGAATATCGGGGGAGTGGAATGCTATGACGGATTGGGTAATTATTGCCCGTAAAGGCGATAAAACGCCAATGCTACGCTGGAATGAAACTAATACTGTTAATTGGTTTGCTTGTGCCACACCGCAATCGAACTTCAAAGAGGGGCGTTTTGGTCCCGCTCAATTGCCTCTCGCATTGGTTAAGCGACTTATATCAAGAACTCCTGGTGAGATTATTTTGGATCCATTCTTAGGCACAGGCTCAGTAATGGTTGCTGCCAAACATCACAATCGCAAGTGCATCGGCATAGAAATAGAAGAGAAATACTGCGAAATCGCAGCCAAACGCTGTTGTCAAGAGGTTATGGAGTTAAGGTGACAGGAGACTGCCGAGACTGCAAGGATTACCGAGAATGCGATGGCTTTATTGAGGAGAAATAGTGGAGCAGGATTGTCGTCATTGTAAGGATTGGCGAGCTTGTCTTGGTAAAACAAGAGTATGCCCAAAGTGTGCAGGTAAAGGACAATACAAGGAAAGAACCTGCGATGAATGTGATGGAACAGGATATGTATGGGAAGGTTATCTATTCGCTGAATTGCGATGGTGTCCGTATCAAACGCTTTGGGTATTGAGTAATGCAGAAATTCTCCATCTTGGTAGGTGGCCCAAGCAATATGATTTAAGGGAAGATTCCAAAAGAAGTAGGCGAATTCAGAATGAAGGATATTTTGTGAAGCCTGCAATTATCATAGCAGAGGTAGAAGATAGATTAGGCACAACGCTTACTTCGCTTAGTTCCTTTGATGAGGGCAAACTTTTATATGCTCAGGCTAAAGCAGGGGAGACCCTGCAAACACTCGATGATGATGCTTGGGATGCCTTAATGTATGTCAAGGGATTTAACCGCAAAATACAGTCATTTTCACAGTGGAGAAAGGACATGAAAAACCGTAAAAAACATACCCAAAAGTATGTTAATCAAAGCAGGTTGAGACTTTAGACGGGGATGCTAGAACGGCTCTGCTTTATATCAAGGGATACAGGCGGAAAAGAGAAGGTTTCAATGACTGGAAAAAGCGGAGGAATTACCGACAAAAAAGGCACCAAAAGGTAAATATAAATGGAATGTGAACTAATGAAAGGGCATGGTTGGTCAGGTGGTATAGGAATATGCAAAAATTGTCCTTATCCTAAGTGCATTTATGATTTCCGTTCTAAACGAGATGTTGAAAGTATGTTACGCAGGGTTAAACAGCAGGAGCGAATCGCCAAACGAAATAAAATAATAGTGAAGATGTCCGCCACTAAAACTGCGAAAGAGATAGCTATAACATTCAATCTCAGCCCTCGGCGAATAAGGGAGATTCTTCAACAGGCTAAGAAAATATGAGCGGAAACCTCTTACGATGTGGTATAATTGACAATAGGGCGTGTAATCACGTCTTGGTGAGGGGCAAGGATGACCCGTATGGGTTAGCGCCGATAAAGGTAACTGAAGCGGAAAGTAAGCCCTCATCAAGATGTGATTTCGCCTTAAATAGCTCGTCTGCCAAGTGTAGAAGGAGTACCGAAGCCGTCAGAGATGGCGGCTTTTGCATTTGAGGCACATGATTGAATATTGGAATCCCATTACTATAGGGGCGATAGCTTTTGCCACGGGGCTTCTTTTAGGAATTCTGATTAAGTGGAAAAGGAAATAATTTACAGGCAAGTATAGGGTCTATACTGCAAAAGGAGGATAGTATGGATGTTTTATATCTAACATTATCAGCAATGGGTGGAGGTATAGCTTCGGCTTTGTTGGGGTGGGCAAAATCGGGGGAGAAATTTGCTTCCCTTAAATTTTTGCCATCCTTTCTGAGGTCGCTATTCGCCGGTGCGACATTTGCAGTCGGCTCTACTGCGATGTCGGGAGTAGCGACTTGGGAGAATTTAGTGGTTGCCTTTTTAGCAGGTGCGGGTATTGATGTGGGACTGCATCGCCTCGCTGGGAGTAAGGCGAAAGGATAAATACGGTGTAGTCCTATACTTGCTATTCAATATGAAAGGGTTTTTTAGCTGGTTTGATATTCGTAACTTCTTAGACGTTCCTCAAGAGTGGCACGCTATGATTGAGGGAATCGCTGAGGGTATTACTCTTGGCAAGCTCAAGTATGAACCGACAAGACGGTTAAGGCGTGACCTGAGAAAAGAGCATCACTATTACGCTGCTGGTGCTGGTATAGGGATTATCATTCTCATCTTTTCTATAGCAGGGGCAGTCAGGCTAGTATTGGAAGCCGTATTATGAAGTTTATCAAGAAGGCTCTCAAATTCTTAGCAAAAGGATTAGGTTGGTGATGAAAAAGAGGAAATTCAAAGTAGATTTTCCTATGTGTTCCCATCCTGAGTTTTTTGTATCACTTAGAAATCCTAAACCTGAGCCAACTCAAACGATAGGCGAATGTCCTATCCACAATTATATTTGTCCCGTTTGTGGCTTTGGCGTAGGACAATACCCTTCTTGCAACTGTTCTGAGAAAAGGTATTAAGACAATGAAACCTAAAAGACGAAATCTACACCGCAGATGAGAGCTATGTCTGTGCCTTATGCTCCAATCCTATCCATGCAAAGATGCGTTATAAGTATATACAAGAGATATACACCGATAGAGAAGGGCACAAGGCAACAAGATTAGCGAAGATTCATGCGTATCATAGGATAGAAGATGGAATGGAACGATAACTTTACCTGGACAGAGGAGAACACAACTTTAGAAAATGAGAGGGGAGAGGTTATTGTCTCCCCTTTCGTGGCCTATCCCAATAAGGAGAGCCACACTTAGGGCAACGCCTAACCTCTTCCTTCTTAGGAAACCACTCCCAATTACATCTGAGGCATTTTAGTTTAGGTAGCTTGATTTTCATTGTGACTCCTTGTTTTGCACGTTAGCTGATTCCCATTGACTGACAGTTCTATGAAAGTATTGTATCTTATCTAGGAACCAGCTAATATCGGCATCTATTGGGATTGGGATACTTGGGTGATTCATGCCATTAACCTCTCCGATTGTGCCAGAGCCGAATCTGTGAGTATCAACTGAATAATCCCTAAGAAATATTTCCCCCTCGTCTAAATTACCAGGAACGAATTGCAGAAAGGCTAGTAGTTTCTTGCCTTCATAGAGCGAAATAGACGTTTCACAATCGAGGCCAAACGGCCCCCCCAGTTCATAATGAGAATTGGGGAATTCATCGGTTAAGGCTTCGGCAATCGGGTGTAGGTAATAATCTAGCCAGTGAGGATAGGGCATCGTGTTATACTTAGTATTTAGATTGTCTAGCCTCTTTTGAGTTGCCTTGACTTTCTTTTGTAGAGTTTCTTTTGTCTCTCGATACTCTGCGAGTTTGAGCGTGTACCTTTCCTTGATGTCTTTGTGATAAAACATTTCCTTCTCCTTCTACTCTGCCAGGCTTAAAGCTCTGGTCTTTATGAGCCTAACAACTTAATAACTGAGGGTCAGGGCTGTTAGGGGTTATAATCCCTCTTCCTTTCTGATTATATCTAATTCTGCGATGGCTTTTAAGATAACTTTATTCGCCTTGTCTATGACTTCAACAACTCCCATATTGGTTAAATGCTCATATTTTCTATCTAGCTCCTGCTTCCAGCTTTCTACTGCCATATAATTCTCCTTTCTTACCCTGCCTGCCCTCAGTTATTTAAAATACTTTGAAGCTGATGCCTGGACTGGTAAATGTTTTAGTTAGCTATGGGGTACTCCACCACCGTGCCATGCTATACGTTCCTGCTTTAGTAGTTCGTAATGCTCATCACAAATCCAATACCAACCACCTTTTCTGAATTCTACGCTATGTTTTGGATAGCCACAGTTATAGTGTATGCAACCATGATGATGATACCTGCCATCGTAGAAGCAAATTTGGGGCTTGCCGGGTCTAGGGCAATCTTTAACTGCACATAAAGGATGTTTAATCGCCAATTATGTCTCCTTTCCTACCAGCCCAGGAATCAACTCCAAAGTATTCAGTTGTTAAAGTGCTATTTAACCTCTGGATATAACCGGCGAGGTCAGGACTCTTAGGGGTTAACTTTGTGCTGCTCCTATTTTATATTGCACTGTTCCCGTTTCCTTAAAATCTTGGTAGATTTCCTCTAGTAGGGCTAGGGTTTTTCCTTTGAGTATGATTTTAGCTCCGTCAAACCAGTCTAAGAACCAGTACTCAATTCTAGTTGGGTTAAGGCTTTCGTCTAGATAGAACCTAAACTCATCACTTGGTCCCCCCCAGCTTAACTGGTATCTGAGATAACCTCGCCTTTGATTCTTAAATGTTTCCGGGGCTACATAATCAAGGCAAAGTCCGTACTCGTTGAAGTTGCCAAGTTCAGGGTCACTAGCTTCTGTGTCTTGCTTCCACAATTCCCAGAGCTTTTCCAAATCGGTGATTCTACCTCGTAGGCTTTCTCTCACTCGTTCCTTGCAAGTTGGTTGAGTTGCCATATTTGACACTCCTATACCCTGCCTGCCTCGCCTGCTATATTCAATTGTTAAAGAACTGTCTATACAGTATCACTTAACCGATACTCTTGTCAAACACTATTCCGTGTATTATTGCGAATGAAAAAAGAAAATTTAGATATTAATAAAAGATTAACTCAGAAACAGGAAACGTTTTGCGTTAAGTATTTTGAACTAGGTAACGCTACTGAGGCTGCAAAGTTAGCTAAATACTCACCTAAGACTGCTGCTGTTATAGCTAATGAAAACCTTAAAAAACCTGATATACAAGCTCGTCTCAAAGAGCTAAGAAGCAAGACTGAAAATGACGCTGTAATGAGTGTTACGGAACGCAAACAACACTTAACCAAGATAGCTAACAAAGACTTAGATGACACTTCTATAAGAGCTGTGGATATATTAAACAAGATGGATAGAATCTACACTGAGGGAGTGCAGATAAATATAAACAACGCTCAAGTTGCTGCTCTATACCGGGAAGCCCTAACACAAGCGGAAGCGGAGTATGAGGAATTGACAGAAGGGAAGGAGGATAATGTATAAAGACAAAGAGAAACAGAAGAAGGCTAGTAGTGAAGCAGTACGAAGATTCAGGGGAAAGGGTATTACACAGGGTATTACAAAAGAGGGTATTACAGGGGAGGGTATTACATCATACCCCGACATTATAGACAAGCTCACTGATTCCTTCTGGCGTCCCCGGTTAGAGAAGATATGCCACGCTTTCAAGAGTTCACATCACCCTGATTACGCCCATGATGTAACAGTCGGAGTCTATGGTGTAGACTTAGGGACAGCGTGTGATTTACTGGAGGTTACGGGATAAGTATCCGAAAACTGCCCTTGTGTATTGGCTTGGGTAGTAGAATGTATCTTAACCTATTTAATCCCCTCTCTTGAGGCTCTAAGGTACATTACAACTCATTCAAGGAGGTATCATGCCAGTAAAGATAAAGAAGGTTGACGGTTACAGAGTCTCTACCCCTGGTGGAGTGAAGGCCAAGCACACTACTAAGAAGAAGGCTCAGTCCCAACGAAGACTACTTAACGCAATAGACCACGGCTTTAAACCAACTAAGAAAAGAAAGTAACTATATATACTACCAACTAATCAATCTACTAATAAATCAACCTACTAATCAATCTACCTACCCACCCTAGTTAATCAATCAATCATAAATAAATCAGCGTAACCCCTTAAAAAATGCGCAATATAAAAATAGGGTTTTAATGAACAAAGACTTCGAGTTATTCCAGAAGGAATTTAAGAAGTGGCAAGAGAAGTTCGGCTTAACAGGGTGGGCAGTTTACTTTAAGTATGAACCGTTAGAAAGGTCTTTTGCCGACATAGCCATTAACTTAGAGGATATGGTAGCCACCGTAAGGCTAAATAGCGATTTACCCGACAAGGATAAACCTCACAAGGATATTAAGCGTTCCGCCAAGCATGAGGCGATACACTTATTAGTAGGCAGATTAGAGTTTAATGGGCGTTACCGCTTTGTATCAGACGGAGAAATATCTGAATCTGGCGAAGAATTAGTGCGTAAGCTAGAGAATTTAATTCCATAAATATATAAAAACAAGGTTTAAGGAGAAAATAAATGAATAAAGAACAAGTACGAATGTGGGCGATACAGCAGGCGCACCAGACGATGGCTGCGTGGACAGGGGCAGAAGAAATAATAAAGTTTGCCACTAAACTTGAGGAGTATGTATTAAAGGAAAATGAAGAACACACCCAAGCATAACGGTTCAGGGAAAGGGATAAGAGCTAATAGGGGAAGGAGTGGATGTAAGGTTACGAAGAAAGTAGGGCAGGGCCGGTAATTGGAACTCAATGACTACATATAAAGTAAAGGAGAATGGATGATAGAACTAACAACAGACTCTATAGACGGAATAAATTTCATAAAGGACTTCAGACTGGTAGAGCCTTTTGAAAGGGAAAATGGTGTAGTTATTGAACGAATAACTCAGAATAACAAACGCACTATGCTCCCCATTCTTAGGGCTTTAGGGTTAAGGGAAGTAGGGTTCGACCATCTTTATCGGTGTTATATCTATGCTCATTATCCTCTACCTTTCTTTTGGTATAAAGCAGTCAAGTTTTCCCTAAAGGCTTATTGGCGAGTAATTAGGTTTCTTTATGACAATGGGCGAATATTCAAGCAAATACCAGCAAGCGAACCTTTCTCTTGGAGATACTTCACTCCCTATACTTGGTTCAAATAATGGAACTCAATGATTACATAGTAGAACTAGCCAAAATTAAGGGGAATCCTAGATATTTCTACCAGTTTGTTAAAGTCAGCGACCCAAACAAAGGCGTAGTTGACTTTGAGATGTGGCCTCACTTAATGGAATTGATAGACTCCTTTGAGAAGCACCGACTACATGTAGTGTTAAAAGCACGACAGATTGGCTTATCTTGGTTAATTGCTGCTTATGCGATACGGAAAGCATTAACTCAGCCGAATGCTCGGATTTTGCTTTTAAGTATGGGTGAGGATGAGGCAAAGATACTTCTTAATAAGTGTAAATTCATTTATAAATGCTTACCTGATTGGCTACAATTTCCGTTAAGTGATAATTCTGCAACAATACTAGGTTTCAAGGAGATGGGTAGCACAATCACTGCCTTGCCTGCAACTGAGCAAGCAGGAACAGGTGAAGCTGCATCATTAGTAATTGCCGATGAATGGGATAAACACCCTTACTCCGAACAAAACTACGGAGCTATTAAGCCTACCATAGACGCAGGTGGACAGCTCATCGGGGTGTTTACTGTTGTAAAGGAAAAAGCTGATAGCCTTCCTAAGAGGATATTTAAGGCAGCACAAGCAGGGGAGAATAACTTTATTCCGCATTTTTACCCTCCCGATGTGCGCCCTGGCAGAGATGCGGCTTGGTGGGCAGATATTAAAAGAGAATACCCACTAGAACACCAGAGAGAGGCAGAATACCCACGAAGTATTGAGGAAGCATTGTCCCCTCTATCGGCATGGAGTTTCTTTGACAAGGATGCTCTTTACAGATTATTAGATAGAGTAGAAGAACCCTTGGAAACGACTTCTATGGGGGTGATGATATATAGAGAACCTAAAGTTGGGGTGAGATATGTCGCTGGTGTGGATGTAGGAATGGGAATTGGGGAGGATTACTCCACTTTGACTATCTTGGGTAGAGAGGGATTGCAGGCGGAAGTCGCTGCGGTGATAAATACGAACATAATTTCAACAGACATTTTCGCTTTTGAAGTAGATAAGCTCTGCCGGAAGTATTTTAATGCAATATTAGCAGTAGAAAGCAATAGTTTGGGTGAGGCAGTGTTAAATAAACTCAAAGATTTACGCTATCCCAACCTTTACTATGAGGATAAAGCCAAATCAAGGGCTGGTATGACTACAACTCAGTCCAATAGAACGACTTATTTAAGCGAATTGGCTGAGAATATCAAGAATGGCAGCATGATTACTCGTTGCAAACTTCAAGTCTTACAACTAGTGGATTTTATTTGGAAATTAGTTGGTAAGACGTGGCGACCAGAGGGATTAAAACATGATGATTTGGTAATGAGCTTCTCAATAGCCAACCAGATGTTAAAACACCAGCACGTGATAGCAGACATTAAGCCTGTTATTTATGTTTAAATGACTAAATTAGAATCTCAACAGGATGCGAAGCTCAAAGAACAACTTGATAAGATAGACTGGCCTATTGCTTATGGTAATATAAGAATTCAACTCAGAGAAGGCAAGCCGACTCTGATAACTATAGAAAGAACTATCAAATTGGATTAAAGGAGGAACCTTTATGGACACTAGCGAAACTTATATTAAGATGTGCGAGAAGGCGGGGGAGATACAGGAACCGTGGAAACCTCAATGTGGCGATATATTCTGTTATTATGGCGAGCCACCGATTGTGGGGAAAAACCCTATACATTACAAAATAATAGCTGGCAAAGATGGCAAGGCCACAGAGGGTGAACTAATCCCAACTGAAGTAGTCCGAAGATATTACAGGAATTTATATTACTGGCTACCATGCCAAGACCAGTTGCAGATATTGAGTGGCTTGAATTGGTATCTTTTTGATAAGACCTGCGTTACTTGGGCTACTACCAATCCTGACTATCAGAGGGAATCTAAAGAAATAGTGGGTTTACGGGTTGTGTATAAGGAGAAATACAACAAAGTCTGGAATGGAGATGATTGGATTAAAAGCTAATTAGCATTTACTAATAAGCTAAGACGGAGGAACCGCAGGCTGTAAAAGGCTTGCGGTCCCTTTTGTTTTTATAGGAGCATATATGGAGAAAATTGACGAAATAGAAGATAAAATCCAGAAAGGGAAAGATTATTTTCAGCCTTTATGGGGAAGATATGATTCCGACTTTAACCTTTGGCAGATAAAAGACCATAACAATGACCCTGATTTTGACCATCACGAGGGGGCAATTAACCGCACTTCTAACAGGCCGAGGGCTTTTGCTGATAAATGTCAAGGTTATCTTTCTCGTTCAAAGATGAACATTCGGGTTAAACCGCCCAGTCCTCTTGCTTCTTCTGAGAGTGTAAATCTGGCATCGAAGATTGAGAGGATGCTGAGGTTCGGCTTTTATGAAGCTGACAAAAGGTTGATACGCTTACAGAAGCCTGACTTAAAGAACGCTCTAATCTGGTTTGACAATAATCGTGGCAGGATAGGTGTCCGTGTTTTAGTCCAGGAGAAAGACGGAAGGATAATTTGGAACTATCTTCCCTTAGACCCACGACATCTTATATTTGACGTTGGAGAAGATGGAGTGTTGTGGTTTGCTTGTAGGACATGGCGGTCACGGCAGAGCGTTAAAGACAACTTTGGTGTTGATGTGGACGTTAAAGATAAAGCCCCGCTAGAAGTCTGGGATTATTGGAATCAGGAAATAAATACTGTCATTTGCCATCAGGCACCTTATGATAAGGGGAGTAACACACTTAAGGAACCTACGCCACACAATTTACCACGTCCTCCGATAAGTTTAGTAACCGTGCCTACTAATCCTAGTATATTTGATGATGCGGGGGTTAGTATCAAGTTCGATGGCGAGAGTATATACGCTCCAAATAGATTGCAGTATAAGCAAGTAGACCAACAAGCAAGTTTACTTGCCTCTCATGTCGAAGCGTTAGTAAAGCAACCCCTTATTCACCTTTATGACCCCAACATACTGGGCGATGATGGCAAGCCCGTTACAATAGATAAAGCTCTTTATTATGCTGGGGCAATGGCTAATCTTCCCAATACACATAAATTTATGGATTTGCCCCGAAGGGATATTCCACGAGCCTTTGAAGTGGATTACGCCAATATGCAACGGAATGAGCAACTAGCCACATTCGCTGATGTAGAGTATGGAGTAGACCAGCCCCCACATTCGGGGACAGCTCTTTCGTTATTAAGAGAAGATAAGAATAAAGTCTTACTGCCGAGACTACAGGCGTTGCAGTTTTCTTATTCAGATATTTGCCAGATTGCTTGTGAGCAACTTCGTAAACAGGGAATTACCGTAACGAGTAAAATCCTGTCAGGGAAAGAATATAACATTGAAGAAGTAACCCCAGCAGAATTAGAAGCTGCCAAAGATTATTACATGGATGTGGACTTTAAGCTCTCATATCCTTATGAGGATATACAGATACTAGGCTTAATTGAGATGGCTACTAAATTAGGAGTTATTGACATAGACACGGCACGGGAGGAACTAGCCCAAGTGCAAGACCCAGAGGCAATAAAGATGAAGGTAGCAATACAGAAAGCGACTGAACAATTCCCTGAAATTAATTGGTGGGATGCGGAAAAGGGATTAAGGCTATTAGGGGCAGATTTTGCAGCGAATTTAATTAACCAGCAAATACAGGTGATTGCTACACAAAGAAAACAGGCAACACAACAGGCACAAGGCGGTATCCCTGAAGGCCAACCACCAGGGCAAGGAGGTAAATAATGGCGAGACCAGAGACAACTTTACAACAACTCAAGGAGAGGATAGCACGATATTACAGGCTGTGGTCTGAAGGGAAAATATCCGAGGCAGAGTATAACGCCTATAGGATACAAGCAACTACAAGATACTTCGACCAGGCGGAGACTGGCGAACCCTTGCCTGCCCCACCTGATACTACGACAGGAGCCGTTATGCCACCAGGTTTGAATACTCTCCCAATCGGGCCAGGTGGGGGAGGTGGGCAAACGATTCCTACTGCACCTGTATATCCAACGAATCAAACGCCTTATGGGGCAACTCAACCACCTTCCTCTGAAGGGCCTCCTTACAATTTCTCTCCACCTGATGTTCCTGCTTATGCGAGGATGACCTTAGACCAATTCAAGTCCAGAATCGCACTATTGGGACTACAACTCCATAGCGGGAAAATATCCGAAAGTGAGTATAACGCCCAAAGGGCACAGATAGCGGTAGAATACTTTGCTCAACCCACCACTCCATCTACTCCCTCTACACCTTCTCCTGTCCCGACTCTCACCCCAACCCCTACTCCCACAATTACACCTAGCACATATCCTAATAGAGTACAACCTCCGAAAGCAGCACAGCCTTCTGCGCCTACATATCCTCCAACACCCTCACAACCAGAAGGAAGACCCAAGAAATATCAATATCCAACATATAATCGCCAGCCTTATGGCTGGCTTAGAAAAGGCAATTTTTCATGGTGGTAATACATGTGGACTCCAGAACAAATAGTTGAATACAATTACTACCTCAACTTCCTGAAAACTTATCAAGGGGCAAATTATCCTTGGCCTACGAGCATAGATGACTATTTCGCTAACTTGGATAAGTGGAAAAAGGAATATCCCCCATCTGACGGAAATGGGGAAGAGCCGCCTGAAGAAGAACCTACCGAAGAATGGACCTCGACACAGAAGAAGGCTTATGAAAGGTATAAGAATTATGCCGCGTTATATCGAGACCCTGACGATGTATATTTCGAAGCCATTAAAGACTTCTTTGATAACTACGAGGTCGCCAATGAACAGTTAGGGGAATGGGAAACTGAGGCTTCGGGAGAATATCAACAGTATCGTGATTTAGCTTCTTATAGAGAACCAGGGGACTTTTATACTACTACTCTTGACGATTTCGTTACTAATTATGACCGTGCCCAGAGACAGCAAGATGCGTGGATGGGGAGATATACGGAAGCTGAAACGAGACAGCAGGAAGCAGACGAGTATTACGACTGGTCAAGGCAGAGGTCGTATGAATCGGCACAGGAAGCCTATCAGCCTTCGCCACAATATAGCCCAGCCTTTTATAAACAACAGGAAGCGTTAGGTGGAGAGTCGGTCTATTATCAAAACTGGATGACCGATATGTTCCCTGAATTAAGCCGAAGGTTTGAAGCTACCCAACCAAAACAAGTAGGCTATCCTACCAGAGAAGAACAAAGGGCTGCTGAAGCGCAGTTAGAACAAGGATTCGGACAATATCTTACTGGGGAACAAGCTGACTTATATCAGGAATTCTACGGACAAACACCTTATATGAGGGGTGAGCGTCCTTCAGTTTATCAACCGAGATTAAGACAGGTGAGTTATTCGTAATGTATTGGTGGGAGAAACAGACTCAAGTAGCAGAACCGCCTCCGAAGATTGACGCAGGTGTTGGCGATTTCCTTTCAGGGTTAAAGGAACAGGGGAAACAGGGTTATCAGGTTACAACAGCATATAACAGTTGGCGGACTAACTTCCTGAAAGAACATTTCGGGGAAAGTAAGGTTGGTTACAAGATAGCCGAAGTTCAAGACCCTGATTTATTAAACTGGTATAACGAGCAGGAGACTCTAGCTGAGCAACAGGAAGGTGAATGGAAGTCGTCTGTAGATACTGCACGGGCTGAGGAATTAAAGAGGCTAGAAGAAAAGTATCCCAACAGACCCTCTTACGATGTTCAAAGAATGTCGTCTATTACGATTGCCGAAAAGAGGGCTATCCTAGACACATACCCCAAAGACCATCCTACATACGAAAGACTCCACAAGTTAGAAGAGGAACTAAGGGAGGCGAGAGCTAAAGAGCCAGAGAAAGTCCCTGAGACTAAATTAAATGTCTACGATGTAGAAACTACAAGAGGAATTGTGCAGATAATTTCTGACAATGAGAGAACTGTCAGGGATAAGGCTCTTAAACAGTTTAGGGCGGACTTTGCAGATGTAGATAAGCCCGTTATAAAGACAGGTGAAATAACAGTAATAGGCGATAAGGGCACAGGTACTTGGATTGCACAGCAACGAGCCAATGACGGGAGACTTATACCCAATGAAGTTATTGCTCAATCCCCCGAAGGTTGGGATGTAATATCTCCTGAGGTGCATGAGGAACCAGCCCCAAAGGAAGAACTCGTACCTGCTGAAGCATTTGAGGGAGCTGAGGCAAAGGGAGCGACTAGTGCAATAGAAATTCCTGAAGAGGGAGTTTATATCGCGGAGGGCATCAAAGTCATGCCTGATTATACTGTTTACTCTGATGATGACCCTTCTAAATCGGTTGGGACTATTGACCCTGAAACTGGCGAGTTTATAGAAGCACAGGCAGGATTCGGGGAGAAGGTAAAATCAGTATTAAGTTCTATATGGAAAGGTATTCCTCGTATTAATCCCTATTATTGGATGAGTCCACAAGAACAGCAGATGGCTGACTATAAGAATCAGCTAGTTGAATGGGCTAAAAGTCAAGGTATCGAGAACCCAGAAGAGTATGTCAATAACTTGATGGAGAAAAAGACAGGCGAAGTTACCATGGGGGCTGTAAGCGAAGAGGAATTGGCAGAATATAAAAAGGTTCCACCGCCGACTCCAAGCTGGGCATATACTACTTCATGGAGTCTTGAAGGGTATACGAAGGGAGAGCAGTTTATTGGGGATTGGCTAGTCCCGATGTTAACATTGGCACTTTTGCCTTCTGCTGGGGCAGTTAGAACAGCCTTACAATCCGCAGCACAGGCTGGTGGCGTTGCTGGCACGGCTGCCCAAGTTGGTAGAGTTGTGTTAAAACCTGTGGAGGTATATGAGCAAGGGATAAGTGCTCTCCTGCGATTGCCAGCGAAGGCAATTTCAACAGGAACAAGAAAAGCTCTTGAAACTTATATTAACAACAATGCCAAATATATCAGGTTAATAGCAACGCAAAGAGAATATGCCTCTTTGAGCGTGAAGGGAAAGATACTTTATAAGCTCTTTAATTTTCATAACCGATACATGACTGAACAGGCTGCTACTGTTCTTAAAGCACAGGCAGCAGCTAGGAGTGGCGTTGCAAGCACGGCAGATGAGGGTATAGCAGCCACAACTCAAACGATGGATAATATCGTGGCTGCCGTACAAAGTGGTAAAGAACTGACAACTACTTCTATATCTGCCCTGATAGCCAAGAATACACCACAGGCGTTTGTTACTGGATTAACGGATATTGTGGCAGGGAAGGTGGTTGCTGGAGTGTCTGAAGGGGTTACTCCAAAGGTTACACCTGTTACCCCAGAGGTTGCCCCTAATATTCTAGCTGATATTGGGGCGCGTATTGCCGAGATTAACACACAATTAAAAGCTCACCCTTATAGTGCGAAACTGCAACAAGAATTAGCCACACTAACAGCACAGCGAGATGTGGCTGGTGAAACTCCTCAAGTGATAAGGAGATACCTTGAGGAAGTTGAAGCTGATTTAGGTATCAGGGCAATGCCTTATCAGGGAAGGACTGGCAGGCGTGGTATAAAGTTGGCTAGGCATCCTGAACTACCTCGTCCTCTCAAGCCATTTACTGCGAATCAATTACAAGAAATGCGTAGCGTTTACCAAGAGGCTTTGAACTTAGCCGAAGCTGAAACAGTAACAGGTGTAATACCAGAGGGTGAAGTTACCGTTGAAGGATTGATATTTACTGAGCCTAAAGAAATCCCGTCTAGCGTTGCTCCTGAAGTAGCAAACCTAATTACTAGGCGAGCCGAGATTCAATCACTGTTAGCAGAACCCGCCAAGAACTTACCAGAGGGAGTTACGAAGGTTGCTTTACGGAAAGAACTAAACGAGATTAGCCAGCAATTAGTTCCATCGGAAAAGAACCTACGGCAGTCTATTATGGCAACCGTTAAAATTAAAGGTATTTCTGAAACGCAATACCGCCAGTTGTTTAAGAAAGTTAGTGGTTCTAGGTATCTTACCAATATTGGATATGAGAATCTCAATAAGGTATTAGCAACAGTTCAACGAGCCAGACCTGTTACGATAGGGCAAAAGAAAGTTATTACCCCGAAAACCGAACAGGAAATACAGGATGTTAAGCAAGCTCTCATTGGCGAAGATAAATTAAATCAAGCTGATTATGATGCAATCTTAAGGATGTTGAAACTATCCACTGACAGATATATGGATAAGACAGCATTTATAACTGAAACTCAAGGGCGGAATATCATTAAAGCCATGAAGCGTAAATCCCATATGGGATATGCTTTTGTTGAACAAAGAATTAACGAGCTTGTTGACTCTATAAAACCTCCCGATGAACCTCCTAAAATTATTACTTCGGAATCATTGAAACAGCCGTTTGGGGCTAAGTTCATAGATAAAATACAAGCCTTCACGATTCGTTCTTATCGCATGGAACGGATTTTATACAGGCTTGATGGCTACGAAGATAAGGGATTGTGGCAAGACACATTCTATAAGCCTGTTAATGAGGCTACGAGTGCCAGATTGGGTGAAGTTATAGAATGGCAAGATAAATTCCTGCAATTCGCTAAAGACAATAACATTAATATCGGGAAATTATTTACCACTAAAGAGGATTTCGATGGAGTTATCCTAACATCAGCCGAGAAAATAGGAGTTTACCTGCATAGCCTGAATCCAGACAATTTAAGACATCTAAGGGTTGGTAATAAGTTTAGCGATGATTTAATAAAGCGGATTGTAGATAGCTTAACACCTGAAGAAAAAGCTACGGCTACATTCCTGCAAGATTATTTTGCACAATCTGGAACACCTGTTGCTGAAACCTTTAGGTATATGACAGGCAAGGATTTAGAACTTGTTGAAAAATATTTCCCTATAAAGATTGATTGGCGAGCAGACCCCGAAATTGATTGGTGGCAGCTTGTCTCATTGGCTGACTCTCGGCAATTCATGGCTAAATGGGCATCATCAATGATACCCAAGGGTTTCCTTAGTGCTAGAACACATGAAGCAATCCAGGCAGTTAGCCTTGATGCTATGTCAATCTGGTGGAATCACTTGGAATTGACGGCTCATTATAAGAACTTTGCACCCATTATCAACGATTTGCAGCTTATAATGCAAAACCCCAAGTTCAAATACACTTTACAGAATACGCAAGGAAGGCATTTACATCAAGTTCTAAATAAATGGATAACACAAGTAGCTGACGTAAATCCCTTGAGAGCCACTAATTATGCCGAACAGATGATGAGAACCTTGAGGGTTAATGCGGTAACGGCAGTTTTGGGCATAAATCTTACTACCGCCCTAAAACAGTTTCCCTCATTTGTTGCAGGGATGTCAGAAGCAGGGGTTATCCCTGTTTTACGTGGACTAGGGACATTCCTATCTCATCCTAAAGAAACCACTCAACTTATGAAGCAATTATCCCCTCAAATATATGCTAGGACAATGGAGAGGGAAATTGCTGAAGCCAGATTAAAAGCATCTTTGGAAAAGAAACTTACTAGGAAATTAGCTCCAAGGGAAGCCTTTATGCTCCTGACAACCAGCATGGATAAGTTGGCTGTTAATTCGTTATGGCGAGGGGCATTTGACGAATATTTGAGGAACCATCCTAACGAGATACAAGAAGCAGCCGAATATGCAAGTCGGGTTATCAGGCGAACTCAACCGTTCTTTAGCGTAAAGGACTTAGCAGAATACTATCGTTCTGGCGAGTTTATGAAGGTTCTGACCATATTCACTAATCAGTTAAACCAATACTGGAATATGGCTAGGTTTGAGATGTTTGGGAAGTTTGGGGCTAAGCCAGGTGCAAAAGGTTTTGGGGAATTAGTCAAGAAGCTAATGCTGGGAATCGTTATCCCCTCTATTATGATAGGGATTATAACAAGGGCTAGATTATACAAAGATAAAGAGGATGCTGTAGACAAGACAAAAGATGATGTTGTAAGGACAATGTTGTCTGGGTTCCCCATATTCGGGCAATGGCTTTCTGCGGGATTTCAGGGATGGTCTGAAGGGCAGGGTTTAATTTCAACTGAGCTTTTTTCGCAACTTCAGAGTTTTATTTATAACCTCAATCAAGCGGAATGGGATAAAGTTAAGCTACAGATTCCTGAAATGGCAGGATATATACTTGGAATGCCCGTAGCACAACCCAAGCGAACTATTCAAGGAATAATAGATTTCCTGCAAGGCGAAACAGATGATTGGCTTAGATTGATTTACAGCGAATATACGAGGGATTCAGCCTTCAGGGAGTTAATGGAAGGTTGGCAGAAAGATTTTAATGCTTATTATGAGCAACCTTCACCACGCTATGACTACCGAGAGGCAAATCCCGAAGTTGATGCTAAATTATTCATTTCCAATAAAGTATCAACCTTACAATCAGATGAAGCTCGTAATATAGCGTTGCGTTTGATTCAAGAAAATAATATTGACATTAGGCGGATTAATGCCTACGAGAAGATATTTGGGGAGGAAGCTGAAACTAAAGAACAACCTAGTGCAAAGCCACCTGAAGAACAACCTGGTGGATACTGGTGGGAAAAGTAAAATTAGAAAAATGTAGATTTCTTAGTTACCCTAGCATGAATATAGGCAGCTAAAAGCCAAATCCAAAAGGGCAGCGTTAGAAAGAACGGCCCGAAAGTATCAAATCCCCAATCAATAAACTTCATCATCTTCTCATTCCCTCATTAACATGATAACACTTATTTAATTTTTGTCAAGGTCGAAGGTTGACAAATCCTTACACTTCGGTTATACTAATGAGTAAGGATATGAAGCTAAAAATACCAAGATTGACCTGCAAGCGCTGTGGGCATACATGGATACCACGACAGGAAGAGATTACCATTTGCCCTAAATGTAAATCCCCTTACTGGAATAAACCACGGAGACGAAGGTAATGCCAGAATTGGGTGAGGTTAAACGAGGAAGGGAGATTGGGTATCAAGCAAACTATAAACGGATTTGGCATGCCTGTATTGATTGTGGCAAGGAACGATGGGTTCAATTAACCAATAATAATCCTGCAACATTAAGGTGTAGGTCATGCAAATCGAAAAGGCAAAGTGGGCATTTGGAGAAATATCATGGTTTTGGTTCTCAAGGTGTCCATTGGAAGGGGGGAAGAATAAAAAGGTATGGTTATACCTTGATACTTTTACCTAGAGCTGATTTCTTTTATCCCATGGCAACTAAGAGTGGTTATATTCTGGAACATCGGCTTGTCGTGGCTAAACATTTAGGTAGATATTTGCAGCCCTGGGAGGTAGTGCATCATAAAAATGGCATTTTGGATGATAACAGATTAGATAATCTAATGCTATTAACTATTAGTGAACATACCACATTGCATAATTATGCAAAAACCAATTAAATAGGGTCGAAAGGCAAACCGCTTGCCTTGAAAAGCGGTAAAAAGAAAGCCCGTTAATTCGGGTTTTTTCTATTTAAGGCCAGTGTTCACTGGCTTTTGCTTTAAAAGGAGGTATAGATGGAATCAAAAGTAGACCAACCAGAGATAACTGGGGAGGAAACTTCAACTGACATTTCTGAAGGAAAGCCAGAGGTTTCGGAAACCAAAGAGCAGGACGACATTAACCGCAGAATTCAGTCTGAGATAGACAAGAGACTCGCCCCAATTTACCAGGAGAGAGATTCCTACAAACAAGAGGCTGAAATACACAGGCAAACTAATGATGCCCTGCAAAAGCAAATCGAAGAGCTTGATTCTGAGATTTCCCGAATACAAGACACAGCTTATAAAGACGACCCTGAATTGCTCAGAGACGCTAAATCCAAACGACAACTCTTAAAGGACAAAAGGCAAGTAGAGCAAGAGAAGGAAACAGTAAAAAGAGAACAGATTAATTTGGGTCTGCGACAGAAGGCAATAGATATTGCAGAGATTTCGGCTAGAACTGGAGTCAATGCAAAGGTGCTAGAAAGAGCAGATGTCCGAAACAAACAAGAGCTGGAAGATTTTGCACGGGAGATAGCAGGCGAGCCGAAACCAGAAACCAAAAAAGAAACTCCCGTTTATGACAAAGGCTTTTCCGATGCCTCAAGTGGAAAACATTTCACTTCAGACTCTATCGCTAATATGTCTTCCAAAGAGTACAAGGAAAATAAAGACGCAATCGAAGAAGCATTACGGGAGGGACGAATAACATGAGGAGGTAAAAATGGCTTACAATACTGGAACTGACCCAACCCTTGCACAACTTATATCAAGGTATTGGGTACCTACGGTTTTCAGCAAAAACATAATTGAGTTCGCAAAGAGCAATCTTGTTGTGACCAATTCATGCAACCACGAATACCGTAAGGAATTAAAATTAGGGTCAACGGTTTATATCCCTATTACCACAGAACCATCAGCAAGTGATGTTACGCCTGGGAGTGCATTAACGGCGAGTGATGTTACAACTACTGGCACAAGCATAACCGTTAGTAACTGGAAAGGTGCAAGTGCAGAAATATCCGAGATGGCGAACATTGAAGACCATGTTGGCTACTTAAACAAAGCTGCTGAGTCGTTAAGCTACGCCGTTGTGAAGGCAGTTGATACTGCATTAGGGGCATTGTTCTCAACCTTATCAGATGATTCGGTTTACGGTGCAGATGGGCAAGCCCTTACTGATGACATCATAATCACCCTTATGGAGGGATTAGATGAGGCTGATGTCCCCCAGGATAACCGTTCTATTATCGTTGACCCATCTTCAAAGGCAGACTTACTGAAAATAGACAAGTTTATCAGGAATGATTACGTGAGAAATCCCGTAGTCGCTACTGGTAAGTTTGGCGACATCTACAATATGCCAGTGAAGATTACCAACAACCTGACTGCCGTATCTAGCGGAACAGGTAACTATGGTGTGATGATGCACAAGGATGCGATAGGTGCAGTGATACAAGCAAACCCATATTCTCAAAAGATTGACGAACCCAAGTATCACCGTATCACCATCCAGACCAAGGTTATTTATGGTGTGGGCGAACTAAGGGATACCTTTGGTCGCAGCTTCTACACACGCAAGGCGTAATCATGCCAATCTATCAATACTTCTGTCCTGAGTGTGCAGTTGAGATAGAAAAGATACAAAATGTGGGGGACAATACCGCTCTCTGCCCTAAATGTGGTGGGTTGATGGTAAAAATGATGACATTCCCCGCCATGATAAAAATGAAAGGCGAGGGCGGTTATCCCTCACGGCGAAAGTTTGTCAAAGGGACAGCCCCTTACACATCCAGGCAGATAAAACCCTGGAAGGTCGGTTAGGAGAATGACGGTGGCTCAATAAGAGTGCTCCAAAACCGTCAAATAAATAAAGGGAGGAGAATAAATATGAGTCAACAAGTAAGAGTTGAGCGTGAATTGGTGTTTGATAATCAAGCCGAGATTGCCACCAACATTAAAGGCAACCCGTCTACTGAACGCATGTGCGTAGTGGATTGGTTCAATGGGAAAGCGATTGATACTACCAATGACTACACTGGTGCTGCCGGTAGTGCTTTAACAGGGGCAGGCTATAACGGCCTGACACTTACCACAAGTGCTACCGATAACGTAATTTACTACTTCGCTACCCCTCTGATATTCGATATTACGCAAAAGCCTGAGATAGAGATTAGGTTAAAGCTATCTGATGTGTCAGGAACAATTATATTTTTCGGATTCTCTGATGCAGTTAGCGAAACAAGTCCTGCTGCAACGATTGATGCAGATGGTGGCACACTCTATAACGCTGCCACTGACGCCGTTGGGTTTGTGATTGACGCAGACCTTGGTACATCGAGTATCTATTGTGCAAGCGTGAATAATCAGTCTGCTGGCGGAACTGTGCAATCGGTTGACACGGCGATAGATTGGGAAGATGACGAATCGAGAACCCTCCGTGTCAAACTGGATGCCAGTGGGAACGCTTATCTTTACGCAGACCGTAAAGAAGTGGGATACATAGCTCTCGCAGTTGCCGATGTTCCTTTGTGTGCGATTATAAACTTTGGCACACGGGATGATGACGGTGCGAATCCAGCCTACGTTCGCTATCTCAAGATGTGGCAAGACATTCCGTAATTTCTCAAAACGCTAAGGTCGATTATGCGTCTAACTAATTTATAACGAAGAGGAGGAAGTTATAATGGATTTTACTGACAACAATGCGGTTGCACACGCTGGTAGAGTAACAAGAAACCGAGACTTGGTTGTAGCTCCCAGCATACTCAGATGGGCAATGGAAGGCAAGGTGTTTAGTGCTGGTTTGGGGCCAGAGGATACAGCCATAGATTCCGAGGCTGCCTACAATGACCTGGCACACACTTTCGCACTCATAGCTCCCACAAGTGCTGCCGTTTATGTTCTGCCTATATTCGTAAGAATGAGCATGACGGGAGACGGTGGAGCAGCTACCTATGCTCAGGTTGAGATAACCAAAGCTGCCGCCCAGTGTGCTACTACAATGGTAACATCTGGAACAGCGTTGACGACAATCAACCACAACAGCAACATAGTAACTACGCCACAATCTGAAGCCTTGCACACAGTCACGTCTACGGCATTGACCAATGCAGATTACATCACCATGATACAGATAACAACGGTTGATGCTTTGCTGACGACTGGTGCGCCGATGGCAAACAAGGAAAACTGCTTTGAGTTGAACTTGCTGCCTGAAGCATGGTTACTATCGGCTGGTGCAGCCATGTTCCTCAGCCCTTTCACCGCTTCTACGGACTCAACTTGGGTTCCGTATATCGTGTGGGCTGAACTAACAGCAGACGACATCCGCTAAAAACTGACGACCTCTAAGGGGGTGTAGTATGGACAAGGTTTTACGTTGGTATATAGATGGGAACATATCCCGTTCCAAAACGGAAGTTGGGGGGACTTATTACCTCGATGCCGATTATTATCCCGAATGGGTGCATATAACGTGCCGACTAGCAGGTGAAGGTTCTACCTCAATGATTATAGACATCAACGATGACGGAACGAGTATCTTCGAGGACAGGCCAGCTTTGACCGAAAAACAGACTAAAAAGAAGTGGACGACTATACCTAGAGTCCCTATGCGAGAGCACTCGATTGTAACTCTGGACATTGACCAGATTTATAGTCAGGATACTTGCAGGGATTTGACGGTAGAGTTGGGACTTTCCGAAGTCTAGGGCTTTGGGGGGTGAGCCTTAATCACCCCTCTAAAAACATGGTAAGAATAGGCACAACACTCTATGAATGGGAAGAGGATGATATTGGATTCATCATAATACAGGGCAGATTTGGCTTATGTGCCTATCTAGGAATAGATAATAAGCATCCCTTAGCTGGATTTAATCATAATGAGATACCCCTAAAATGTCATGGCGGATTAACGTGTTCTAGGAATAGGGATGGCTCTGAGCGTTCAAGGACTATATGGAAGCCATTGGGATATTATTGGTATGGCTGGAGTTACATAGACAGGAAGTGGGAACTAGAAGAAGTGATAGAAGATAGCAAGGAGACAATTAAAGATTTCAAGAAATTGGTCAGGTTGATTGAACTTACAAATCATAAGGAGGCGTATGAACACATCAATAGACAAGATACTGCAACTTCTCGGAGCGACCTATCTAAGAACCAGTCTATTAGAAGAAGAAAGAGAATCGTTAAAAGCAGAAAACGCAAGGCTTCAAAAGCAGATTGAGGAATTAAAGCCTAAAAAGAATGACACGCCGAATAAGTAGCATTGCAACGGATTTAGCTGAGTCCTTTCCCTACACTTTCCCGTTTATGTTTTATACAGGACAGGGAATGAAAACAGTTCAAACAACTAGTGGCAGAACGTCTGTATCTAGTGATGGTAGGACTCTAGGCGATAGCTCAGGGCGGACTACCCAATCGTCTGACGGCAGGACAACAACAACTACGGCTGGACGGGATTTAGTGGATGGTTCTGGAAGGACTCTGCAATCAACTTCAGGAAGAACTCTCGCCTCTGATACAGGGAGAACTTTGACAGACAGTGTAGGAAGAACAGCACAGTCATCTTCAGGGAGAACTATAACAAGTGTCGAATGAATTTAAGCATACTGATGTAGGGACTGAATTATCGAAAACTGAATGGGAAGCTACTGATACGCACGAAGCAGACGGGCAAACAGCCAACGATATGCTCTACTTCAATGGAACTTATTGGATTAGAGCTACGCCCGCCACGATACGGGGATTACTAAGCATTGATACAGATGATATTCCCCAGTATGCAGGGATAGAACTAGGACACGCCTCAGACACCACCCTTACTAGAAGTGCTGCTGGAGTATTAGCGGTAGAAGGAACAGACTTACTTCAAGCAGACGGGAGTATAGCCCTTGCAGGCTCTATAGATATTGGAGATGATGTTTTCTTTAGATTTGGTGGAGTAGCTTCTCTAGGCTGGGAGACAGCAGATGCAAATGCTAATGCTTTAATTCTTGCACTTCCCAATGGTGGTGCAGTTGATGTTCCTGTTTTTGTAATTGGGAATCAGAGTATCCTTAATGCAGATTTAGGTATGTTTAACGGATACGCAGACCCATGCTTTATAGTATTTAATTCTGATTGTGATGGTTATATGCGATTTCAGGCAAATGGATTTTATGTTAAACCCTCATCAGATGATGATATTTACCTATTTCAAGTAGGAGTAACTGATCTCCCTACTGTTTTTTGGGATGAAAGTGAAGATAACTTCGCCTTCTCTAAAGGTTTAGGAATTGCAGGAAACATAGTAGTTACTGGCACAGTAGATGGTGTAGATATAGCAGGTCATGCTGTTGATGCTGACGCTCATCATAACCAGCAGCATAGTATTATCTCCACAGATGACCACACTTCAGCAGCAACAGAAGGGCAAATCTTAAAAGCAGATGCCAACGGATTACCAGTTGATGCTACTAATACGGATGCAGAATTATCGGCAGACCATGACAAATTAGCAGGGATAGAAGCAGGAGCAGATGTAACAGCAGACAATGCTCCTAAAGCTCATACTGCCTCTCATGCAGTAGGCGGTGCTGATGCCGTATTCCCTGCCGACCCTGGGGCTGATAAGTATTTAATGTGGGATGATAGCGAAACTGCTCTTGCTTGGGCTGATGCTGGAATATCGGACATAGACGCTTACTTAGAGAATCCCCCTACAGAAGATGAAGCACATAAAGCACCTACCTCAGAGTGGGCTTTTGACCATGACGCTGCCACTACAGGAGTGCATGGAGTTACAGGAACAATAGTTGGAACAAGCGATTCGCAGGTGCTTACAACCAAAACTCTCATCGCTACCTCTAATGTTATGGAGGAAATAACCACTGTCGCATCGTCTGCTACTCCTACCCCGACAGGCGGAAGTCTGAGAAATTTCTTTACGGTAACGGCATTAGCAGCAGGCGCTACATTTGCGGCACCTTCGGGAACACCCGCAAATAGTAATAAATTGATAATCAGAATCAAAGACAATGGCACGGCAAGAGCTTTGGCATGGAACGCTATTTACAGAGCAATGGAGTTTGCCTTGCCTACTACAACAATAATAAGCAAAACAATATATTTAGGATTTATATATAACTCTACTGATTCTAAATGGGATTTAGTAGCAATTAACGAGGAAGCGTAGTAAGATGGCTGATACAGGTATTAAGTATCCCGCAACAAAAACCACTCAGTCTGTCAATCCCGAAGATGATGTAAATTGGGCTAATCCAGCAAACATTGGAGCAAGCGACAATCAATATGCCACAGTAACCTTAGGTTTGGGGCAGTATTCCTATAGGTTGAAGGCACAAGGATTTGACTTCTCTGCTATACCAGATGGAGCTACTATTGATGGTATTCTTGTCGAGATAGAGAAGAAGATAAACACTCCGGGTTATGTTTGTTGGGATTATCGAGTTCAATTACTCGATGCCTCTGGTGCATTGGTTGGTGATAATAAAGCTAACGTTTCTTTGAACTGGCCGACAAGTGATACTTTTAAGTCTTATGGAGGGGCTAGTGATAAGTGGAATGCCTCTCCTACGGCAGCTATGGTTAAGGGTGTTGATTTTGGAGTTGTGCTATCAGCCCGCAGTGCCTGGGGTACTTTTATTGCTTATGTGGACTGTGTTCGAATGACTATTTATTATACGGAGGCAACAGGAGAAAATCATCGCAGAGGTTCGTTTCTTAAGATGCTCTAGAAGGAGATATATGGACATATCAAAGGAACTAAGGAGAAACTATGGCTACATATAGGAATTCATTAAGTCAAGTACGGCAATGGATGGCTTCAGAGATAGGAGACTTAGTTCTCGGTGTAGTTATGACCGACGGTGATAACTCAACAACGTGTGCGGTTTTAAGTAGCACGTCACCGCCTCAATTCTTCAGTAAAGAGAACGACTTTTTCAACCTTAATTGGTATGAGTCCTACTGTTACGCAGGAACGAATATCGGCACGTCTCAGTTAGTTACAGACTGGGCTACCACTGATAAGTTAACGCTATCACCCGCAGCAGCAGCAGATTTTGATAACACTTCTCGATTAGAACTGCACAATGTATGTTACTCCAACGAGTATTTGAACGCTATCAACATGGTAATCGAGGGATTAGCAAGAAGATATTTATTCGGATTGGTAGACGAGACTTCAACGACTTTAGTAGAAGGCACGACCAATGACGATGAGACTATCTACACCTGGGAATACAATATACCCACTAATTTCATGTATATCCACAGGATAACGATAGAAGACTATACGGGTGGCAAGAAACTTACAGGCACGGTATCAGATACTTTTACTCTAGGGGAGCAGGTAGTGGGCGATTCCTCTAGTGCTACGGGAATAGTATCTTATTCAGGTGCGACTTATATTCTAGTCCGAGATGTGGATGGAACTTTTGCAGTAGGGGAAACTGCTACTGGACAAACAAGCGGGGAGACCTGTTCAACTATAACCGCCGTAGCCACTGAAACAGTAGGCAAGGGGACTTTCACCTATCCTTTAGACCACAGAGATTGGAGCATTTTAAGAACAGGAACCTCACCACATACCTTAAAGTTAGACAAAGACCAAGTAAAAATCTATGGCGATTTAAGATTACGCTGGGAAGGACAGGCTTCTCAGGCTAAAGTAAGTGCTGATACTGACTATATTTACATTAACCCTGAATGGTTCGTAAAGGCAGCGATAGCTCATCTACCACACGATAAGCTAATCAACGCTGGCAAAGAAGCTATCTTAGCGGGTGCGATAAATGCTTCAAGGACTCCGATTATATCGGCAATTGACCCAGCAGCTAAGGCGGTGATTGAGTGAACCAAGTAATACTCAATTCTAAGTATTACGACATCGTAGGCGACATCAGGGAGTCTTACGTCAATCCCTGGACAGCTAAATTGTCTCAGGGTGAACCTGTTTATTCCGATGTCTCACAGGGGAGTTTAAAAGAATGGCATGACTTCCGTGGCGGAGTAGGACTAGAGTCTGAGTTAGGCGGGGAAGTCGCTAGGCTATGGTGGAGTGAAGGGGTTAATACTTCAATCGAGAAGTGTTTAATCATGGGGCCGAAGGTAACTACTGCTGGCACTTTTAATAAAGCCTGTGTTGACATATTCGATTTTCTCGGTTCTACCTATGCTTACGGGGATAATTTAATCGCCAAGTGGAATACTGGAACGAGTGAGTGGGATTCTAAACAGACAGGATTAAACGACCCAATTTCGCATTGCGTGGTAACGGACGAGACCGCTACTTATGCAGTAATATCCTCAGCAACTACATCATATAAATCCACAGATGGGACTACATGGACTGAGATGCCTACCATGATGGGGCATCTGGCGGTGATAGACCATAGACTCTGTGGGCTTACAGGAAACACTTTATATTTCTCACCCTATGGGGACATAGACGGAACAGTTAGCACAAAGCAATTCTCAGGCTATTTAGGAACTGTCTATGGAATGTTTCAAGGGAAGTTATTAACGACAGGTGAGCCTGTTTTATATGTTCATACCAATGAAGGATTGTTTGCCTTAGACTTCTGGACAAAGCAAATCTATAAACAGGAAATTTCCTTCCCCCCATATACTTATGCTGGTCATGCTGGTATGTACTGGAACTCTTATGTGTGGGTATCAACAGGCCCAGGGATTAAGAAAGTTACTTCCTCTCTAACAACCGATGTTGGGCCAGACCAAGATGACGGATTACCTTCAGGGTATCAGGGTGTTATTTATGACATAGATGGTAGTGCGGATTGGCTGGTTTACTGCGTCAATGGTGGTTCAGCTAACAAATCTTCAATCTTTAAGAGGCACGGAACTTTAGGTGGCAACCATCAAATCTACACTACATCGGCGATAAATAAGGAAATAAGGTGTGTTCATATTTCGCCATCCTCAATGTACGCTAGGGGTAGATTATGGTGGGGTGAAGATACGGGCATAAAATACTGCGACTTCCCTGACTTCAATGCTAACCCGATGGAGATTTCTGGCTATACATACGCTACAACAGGTGGGAAATGCACTCTCCCTATATTCAGACCCTTAGCAGTGATTCCTAAAGTAGCTCTAAGATGCCAACCTTTGACAGAGAATTGCACGGCTGCCAGATATGTAACTCTCTATTACGACATCTTTGATGGTAACGGATGGGTGTCAATGGGGAACTTTACCAGCTCTCCCTTACCTACGGTATACCAATTCGGTGGTACAAGGAAAACAGGAACAGCAGACGCTACGGAAGCCTACAAATTACATGATGCAGATGGCGGGTTTGCAGCCAGTGATGTTGGGGCTACAGTTTGGAATACTACGGATGGCACTTATACCACAGTATTAGCCTATGTTGACTCAGGAGAATTGACATTACTTGACAACATAATGGCTGATACCGAGACTTATATACTCTATCATCGTATCGGCACACAGTTCTACCGCATTAAGTTCGGGGTAGAAATGACTACCGATAGTGCAACAGAAACCCCTAAACTGGAATCCTTAATGTTTACTTGGATGGCACGACCCACTAGGATTAAGTCATGGACATTTACAGTAACTGCTAGAGGGAACGAAATGGAGGATGCCTTTACTAATCTACAGACAGCAGCGAACACGAATACCTTATTGACCTTCTATCCTTCGGGTGATGCAGGGCAAGGGACATCATATAAGGTAGTAGTTACTACCGTGCCACAGCAAGTCACATGGGGAAAGTTTTGGAACAGAAAGACGGGGCAGGTAAACGTAACCGTGCAGGAAGTTTTCACAGGATGAGTGAGTACGAACTATTAAGTGCGCCAGAGAAGGTTGTAAACAACTGGCTTGTAAAGTGGAACATTCCTTTTCGCAGAGAAGTCCCTTTCTTTGGGGGGAGAATAGAAGAAGGGGGGACTTATGTGGACTTCCTCTTAGATGAGCTTATGATAGCCATTAGAGTTCAAGGAGTTTACTTTCACACTGGAATCATCCCCCAAGCCGCTGATGAGATGAGAAAAGAAAAGCTAGATGAGCTTGGTTATCAGGTAATCGACATCTGGGAGGATGTATTGGTAGATAAAACAGCAGACGAAGTAGATTATGTGCTCAGGTTAGCTTTACAAGGCGAGGAGATACCACGTTAAATGGCAAGAACTGAATCATTCCATTTCGCAGACGATAAGGGCAGAGCCTATTCAGACGCCAGGTGTGAGGCTTATAGAGCCGATACTAAAGCGTATATTGATGTGCAATATACCGATTCAAACGGTGATGTTACCTTTACTACTTTAGTAACAAGCGTGGATGCCTTAATCTATTGCCATCACCACGATAAGTCTGAAATGATTTACAACTACGCTCCGCCAGACCTGGGGGATTGTGGAGGTGATTTAGACGATATAACTGATGGGGGGACTTATGGTAAGGTTGAAATAGGCCAGTTAACTGCTAATCGGATAACTCTTAGTGGGGCTGATGGCAACTTAGATGATATAGATAATGGCACTTATGGGAAAGTCCGTACCATAGACATTACTGACGGGCACGTTTTGTTAGGAGCTTGCTTCGGTGATTTAAGTTCCATAGATGATGGCAATGGTTATGGCAAGGTTGCTCTTACGGATTTATCAGCAGGGCATCTTAAACTAACTAGCAACGTAGTAGTTGACGGTGAGTGGTATGACGAATCTGGGGTAGAAATAGACTCTGCAACAGGGATAAACATCTACGGAACTGATAGTGCCTTAACTACTAGGGCTACCAAGACTGGGACAATTCAATGCAAGGTAGATGCAAGCGGAAATATAAGTGCTGGTGCTGGCACAGTACTGCTTAATGCTAGTGGCATAACAGTAAAGGGTGCAAAGTTATATCTTCAAGATTCGGCTGGCAATAACGAACACAATATATATATAGATACTGACGGAAACTTAATGTTAGACCAGTGGAGTTATGCGAAAGTTAATGGACTTTGGCTTGCCCTCAATATCCTTTCTGTCAGTGCTGGCGTTGCCTCT